TGGTGGAAGAGTTGGCCGCGCGAGAAGCCGCCGAAGGTAGAGTTCATCATCCAGGCGTGGGATACGGCGCACGAAGCGAAGACCCGGGCCGACTACTCAGCGTGCGTGACCGTCGGAGTGTGGACAACCGAGGACAACGAGAGCAGAATTATCGTTTTGGACTGCATCAAAGGGCGCTGGGAGTTCCCAGAGCTGAAGATCAAGGTACTGGAGCACTGGAAACAATGGGAACCTGACTCGCTTATCGTTGAAAAGAAGGCTGCCGGCGCTCCGCTGATACAGGAACTGCGTCGGATGAACATCGTCGTGCAGGAAGTGAGCCCGAGCCGCAAGGGCAACGGCATTTCCAACGACAAGTACGCTCGGGTGAACGCCATATCCGACATTTTCTCTTCCGGGCTGGTGTACGCGCCCGATACGCGGTGGGCCCACGCGCTGATCGACGTGGTGGCTGAGTTCCCGTTCGGCGCCAACGATGACGAGGTTGACTGCCTGCAGATGTGCATATCGCGGTACCGCGACGGCGGATTTATTCGACTCGCGAATGATTTTGACGATAATGTTGAGGATTTCCGGGCCCGGCAGAAGGCTTATTATGGTTGACAGCCCGCTAAAACCCCTCAAATACAGGACAAATCATGGAAAAAACCCTGAATCCAGCCCCCCGCGGCCTCGAAATTGAGGACGATATTACCGGTGCGGAGCCATTTGAGTTCGAGGTGGAAGGTGCAGATGACACGCATACGGTCAATCCGGATGGCACCGTGACCATCGTGATCAAGGAAGAAACCCAAATAATCACCGGTTTTGACTCAAATCTGGCCGAAAAGTTGGATAAAGGGGTGCTTTCCATACTCGGAACCGAGCTTTTGGAGCAGGTTGAGGAGGACTTGAGTAGCCGCAAGGAGTGGGAAGAGACCTTCGTCAAGGGCCTTGAGGTACTGGGGATGAATTACGACGAGCGCACGGAGCCGTGGGTCGGCGCGTGCGGGGTTTACTCTACAGTGCTGGCGGAAGCGGCCATACGCTTTCAGAGCGAGACGATCATGGAGACGTTCCCCGCCGCCGGGCCCGTCAAGACCGAGATCATCGGCGAAGAGACCGATGAGAAGCGCGAAGCGGCCGTGCGCGTGCGCGACGACATGAACCACGAGATCACCGAGGTGATGCAGGAGTACCGCCCGGAGCATGAGCGTATGCTGTTCTCCCTTGGCCTCGCCGGCGCGGCGTTCAAGAAGATTTACAAGGACACACGGCTTGACCGACAGGTGTCGCTGTTCGTGCCGGCCGAGGACGTCATCATCCCATGGGGCTCCGCCGGAGCGCAGACCGCCGAGCGCGTGACACACGCCATGCGCAAGACCAAGAACGAGGTGAAGCGGCTGCAGGCGGCGGGGTTCTATATTGACAAGGACTTGGGTGACCCGGCGCCGGCGAGCACGAACATCGAGAAGCGCAAGGCCGAGCAGCAAGGGTACACCCTCAACAACGACGAGCGCTACCAGTTCTACGAGGTTCAGGTCGACCTGAACCTGAAGGGCTTCGAGGAGCCGGATGAGCTGGCCGTGCCGTACATCGTGACCATCGACAAGGGCACCGGCACGGTGATGTCCGTGTACCGTAACTGGGAAGAGACCGACAGTCGCAAACTGAAACGGCAGCACTTCGTCCAGTACACATACATTCCCGGGTTCGGCGCCTACGGCCTCGGCCTGATCCACCTGATCGGCGGCTACGCGCGCTCGGGCACCTCCATCATCCGCGAGCTGGTTGATGCGGGCCAGCTGTCCAATCTGCCCGGCGGGATGAAAACCCGGGGGCTGCGGATCAAGGGCGACGACACGCCGATCGGGCCCGGCGAGTTCCGTGACGTGGATATTGCCTCCGGTACACTGCGCGACAACATCATGCCGCTGCCGTACAAGGAGCCGTCCAACGTACTGTTGTTGCTGCTGGACAAGCTCACCGAAGAAGCCCGTCGGCTGGGGGCGATCAGCGACATGAACATCAGCGACATGAGCGCCAATGCCCCGGTGGGCACCACGCTGGCACTGCTGGAGCGTACGCTTAAAACGATGTCGGCCGTGCAGGCGCGTGTCCACTACTCCATGAAGCAGGAGTTCAAGCTGCTGGCGGCGATCATTCGCGACAGCAAGCCAGAGGACTACGGCTACGAGCCGGTCGATGGCCCGCCAAGTGTCAAACGTGCAGACTATTCGCTGGTGTCGGTCATCCCGGTCAGTGACCCGAACTCATCCACGATGGCACAGCGGATCATGCAGTACCAAGCGGCCGTCCAGCTGGCTGCAGGGGCCCCGCAGATTTACGACCTACCCCAGCTTCATCGGCAGATGCTGGAAGTGCTCGGTATCAAGAACGCGGCCAAGCTGGTGCCCACCGACGAGGACCAGACCCCACGCGACCCGATCAGCGAGAACATGGCGTTCTTGAGCGGCAAACCGACCAAGGCGTTCTTGGCGCAGGATCACCAGAGCCACATCACTGTCCATAGTACGTTTATCCAAGACCCAATGATTGCCCAGACGATTGGGCAGAACCCGCAGGCGCAGCAGATGGCTGCCGCCGTGCAAGCGCACATCGCCCAACACCTTGGCTTCCTGTACCGTCAGAAGATAGAGGAGCGCATGGGCGTCACGATGCCGATGCCAGATGCCGAGTTGCCGCCCGAGATCGAAGTGCAGTTGTCACGCGCAGTGGCCATGGCCGCGCAGCAGCTGCTGACGATGAACCAAGCAGCAGCCGCACAGCAGCAGGCCCAGCAGATGGCGCAGGACCCGATCATCCAGATGCAGCAAAAAGAGTTGGTCATCAAGGAGCAGGAAGCGGCTACCAAGGCCAAGAAGGTGGACGGCGAGCTGGCCATCGAGCAGGCCAAGCTGCAGATGGAGAACCCCGGGGCTGCCGAGCAGATCAAGGTAGCCGCCGCACAGCAGAAAGCCAAGCAGGATGCGGCCACGGCCCAGCAGAAGCAGGCACAAGCCGCGCAGGCACATCAGCAGCAGTTGGTCGCGCAGGCGCAGCAGGCCGAGAGCCAGCGCCGGATGGCAGAGCAGAACACGCAAGCGCAGGCCGCACGTGCCGCGCAGGAGCGCCAGCAGAAAGAGGTCACCCACGTGCAGGCGCTGTCCCACAAGCAGGAGCTGCACCGCCAGCGGCTGGCGCAGCAGAAGCAGGCCAAGGTCGCGGCGAAGGCTGCCGGCGCCGGTGTGAAACCGAAGAAACCAGCCAAGGAGTAAGCTTTGAAAGTCAACTGGTGCAATCGAGCGTTGTTTACAGGGCCATACTACTGCCTCGTGACAACCCCCGCCCTTTTCAAGCAGGAGCTGTTGCGAATGGGCATCAAAGATGATTTGGACTTCACTGCAAATCCAACAAGCAACGGCACCTGCTATGAGCTGGAGAGCAAGGGTAAAGCGGCGTTTATCGTCACGATAAAAGGGTGGGAGGATGCGGACCCGCTCGAAGTTGCAGGGCTGATCGTGCACGAGGCAACGCACATCAAGCAGCACGTAATGCGGATCATCGGTGAAAAGAAACCAAGCGACGAATTTGAAGCGTATATGGTGCAGAACATTGCAATGAACCTGATGCAGTGTTTTGTGGAGCAGACAAAGAAAGGCACCAAATGAACCAAGAAGATAGCGTACTCGGTCTCCTGCATAAGCAGTGCGAAGACGAGAAGCAGGCAACCGTCGATGCGATGGTCTCCGGCGGGGCCAAGGACTATGCCGACTACAGGGGTATGTGCGGACGGATTCATGGGCTGGCCATGGCGCAGGCGCGCATCAACGAGATGGCCGACAGGCTGCGTAAGCAACAGGAATGAATTGGATGGAGTTTTCTGGGGTTCTCCGCCATGTTTTTAACCCCATGCGTGAAGGAAAATTTATGAGTAGATTCTCGTTACCCGAGTTCGCGGCGGTGGGGGAAACCTCCGCTGTGCCGACCGAGACCGACGAGGTGAAAGCCTCGCAGGTGCCCGAGCCCAAAACGTACCACCTGCTGTGCATGCTGCCACAGGCCAAGGAAGCGTACGACAGCGGCATTCTCAAAGCCGACAAGACCATGCAGTTCGAAGAGCTGTTGTCGCCGGTGCTGTTCGTGGCCAAGATGGGCCCCGACGCATTCAAGGACGAGAAACGCTTCCCGTCCGGCCCGTCCTGCAAGGTTGGTGACTTCGTGATCGTGCGCCCGAACTCCGGTACCCGCATGAAGATTCACGGCACGGAATGGCGCCTTTTGAATGACGACTCGGTTGAGGCCACCGTGCAGGACCCGCGGGGTATCAGCCGTGTATAACATCCCATCCCCCCGCACCGACGATACGGCCATCGAGCAAATGATTCAGGCCAAGGGCCTGACCGCACCCCGGGTTACACCGGCTGACATCAAAGAGAGCATAAGCGCAGAGTTCTATTTCACTGCGGATGAAGGGAAAAATGGAGCTGCTGCAGTCGAAGTTTGGAACGCTGGGGAAGAAACATTCGATGCCATCGACAGCTTAAAGCTACTCACCTTCTGCGTCCTCGTCCTGAAGAACGGCTTCACTGTGACCGGTGAGTCCGCCTGTGCCAGCCCCGAGAACTTCGATGCCGAGCTGGGTCGCAAGATCGCCCGTGAAAACGCGGTCAACAAGATGTGGCCCCTGATGGGCTACGCGCTGAAACAAAAACTTTCGGAGGCATGAACATGACCGACCCAACCGACAAAACCGAAGACAAATACGAATACGAAATCGCGGACGGTGTGATCCTTGACACCGACAAGCCCGAGATTCAGGTCATCGACGACACCCCGGACGAGGACAAGGGTCGCACACCAATGGCGCAGGCTCCGGCCGACGTTACTGACGAGGAACTTACAAAGTACAGTGACCAGAAGCTGAAAGACCGGCTGGCCCATCTGGGCAAGGGCTACCACGAGGAACGCCGGGCCAAGGAAGCGGCGCTGCGCGAGCGTGAAGAAGCCGTGCGCGTGGCCCAGCAGGTCGTTGCGGAGAACCAGCGGCTACAGGGTTCGTTGACCCAGAACCAGACGGTGCTGCTGGAGCAGGCCAAGGAGACGGCCAAGACCAAGCTGGAAGAGGCCAAGCGCGCGTTTAAGGCGGCGTCCGAGAGCTTCGACACCGACGCAATGATGGAGGCACAGGAGCAAATTACTCGTGCCACGATCAACGCAGAACGTGTAAGTAATTTCACGCCACCCGCTGGACAACCACAGCAAAACGTGATACAACCAGCCCCACAGGTTCAGCAACCCGTCCTCAGCGCCAAGACACGTGCGTGGAAAGACCAAAACCGTTGGTTTGGCACTGATGAAGGAATGACAGCGTATTCGCTGGCGTTGCACAAAAAGGTTGTTGAGTCAGGCATTCAGGTCGACAGTGACGAATACTACAAACGTATCGACGCTGACGTCCAAAAGAGATTCCCTGAAGCGTTTGCAGGGAATGCCGCAGCACCCCCTTCGCGGCAAAGCAGGTCAAACGTAGCACCAGCGAGTCGTAGTACAGCGTCTTCAAAAGTCGTACTTACTCAAACGCAGGTAAATCTCGCCAAGAAGCTGGGCCTCTCTCTGGATGTCTATGCACGCTCGGTAGCGGAACTGAACAGGAATTGAAAATGGCAACCACTGAACGTACACCAAGGGAACTCGACAAACGGAGCAACATGGAACGGATGACCAAATGGTCGCCCCCGGCACTGCTGCCTGATCCAACACCGGAGCCCGGCTTCGCGTTTCGCTGGATTCGTCTGAGTACGCTGAATGCACCAGATGCCATCAACATTTCCTCAAAGATGCGCGAGGGATGGGAACCCGTCAAGGCGTCGGAACACCCTGAAATCACATTGCTCGGAGGCACCTCGAACCGCTTTCCGGACAGCGTTGAAATCGGCGGACTGCTGCTTTGCAAAACCCCGGTTGAGTTCACTGAACAACGTGACGCGCACTTTCGCCAACTGGCGTCGGCGCAGATGGAGTCCGTGGACAACAACTTTATGCGTGAGAACGACCCCCGTATGCCGCTTTTCAAAGAGCGTAGTACCAAGGTAACGTCGTTTGGTAAGGGCAATTAACTTCATAGGAGGACTGAAATATGTCTGCAACTGCTACCCCTTACGGATTGAAACCCGTAAACCTTGTCGGGGGTCTGCCATACGCTGGCAGCACCCGCATGATTCCGATCGCCTCCGGCTACGGAACGAACATCTTTAACGGCAGCATCGTTTACACGAATGCCGCTGGCGCCTGCGCCATCGTGACTGCTACCGGCATGGATGCAACGACCAACGACTTCCCCACGGGCTCCACCGCTCGCACGGGTGCCGCTGGTGTGTTTGTTGGCTGTTCGTACACACAGCCCACGACCAAGCAGAAAATCTTCTCGCAATACTGGCCCGCCGGCACGGTTGCGTCGGACGCTGTTGCCTACGTCGTGGATGATGACCGTGTGATTTTCCAAGCGCAATGTGACGGCACCGTCCCCGCAGCCGCACTCGGAACGAACACCGGTCTCGCTGCGGTGCAGAGCACCAGCACAGGGTCTACCACCACGGGCAACTCAACGTCCGCGCTGGACGCCACGGTTCAGGCAGGTTCTGCCGCGTTCCGTATCGTCGGCTTTGTTGATATGGTTGGTTTCTCTGTTGTGGGCGACGCCTACACAGACGTGCTGGTCAAGTTCAACGCGGGCTACCACAGCAACTCTTGCCCAATCGGCCTGTAAGGAGAAACGACCATGGCTATTTCTCGTGCCCAGCTCCTGAAGGAGCTTCTCCCCGGACTGAATGCTTTGTTTGGTCTTGAGTACAAACGCTACGGCGAAGAGTACAAGGAAATCTACGAAACCGAAAGTTCGGAGCGTTCCTTCGAAGAAGAAACCAAGCTGTCCGGCTTTGGTGCAGCCCCCGTGAAAAACGAGGGTCAGGCCATCAGCTACGACAACGCGCAAGAAGCGTGGACTGCTCGTTACAACCATGAAACCATCGCGATGGGGTTCTCCATCACCGAAGAGGCCATGGAAGACAACCTGTACGACTCCCTGTCGGCCCGTTACACCAAGGCTTTGGCCCGTGCAATGGCTTACACCAAGGAAGTCAAGGGCGCCTACATCCTGAATGCAGCGTTCACAGGCTCCGGCAATCCAACCTATGGCGACGGCGTGGTTCTGTGCTCTACGGCACACCCACTGGTCTCCGGCGGCACCAACAGCAATCGTCCTACCACGGGTACTGACCTGAATGAAACGTCGTTGGAAAACGCTGTGATTCAGATCGCTGCTTGGACAGACGAGCGCGGTTTGCTGCTGGCTGCCAAGCCCAAGAAGCTGGTGATCCCACCTGCGCTGATGTTTACAGCAACACGTTTGCTGGAAACCCAGAACCGCGTGGGTACGGCCGACAACGACATCAATGCGTTGAAGTCCAATGGAAGCATTCCCGGTGGCTACACCGTGAATCACTTCTTGACCGACACCAATGCGTGGTTCTTGCTCACAGACGTACCAAACGGACTGAAGCACTTCAACCGTGTGGCGGTTTCGAACTCCATGGACGGAGATTTTGAAACTGGAAATTGCCGCTATAAATCGCGTGCGAGGTATTCTTTTGGAGTTTCGGACCCGTTGGGCCTGTTTGGGTCCCCAGGCAGCTCCTAATAAGGGTTTGCTGCTATCAAAAAGGGAGCTACGGCTCCCTTTTTTACGTCGGTACTTCATGTAAAACTACATAAATTTGACAATCTCCGTAAATCGTGTATACTTCAGGCATAACAACCGGAGTATCAAATGTTTTACACATACGTTTACAAAGACCCTCGCCCCACAAAGAACATGCAGGTCGTCTATGCGGGCAAAGGCCAAGGCCGCCGCGCATGGCGGCACTGGGATAAACAGGTTAAGCACAACCCGGGCTTCGGTAATTTGCTGGCGGTGCTGCGGCGCGAGGGGTTGGAGCCAGTGATCGAAATAACCCGTGAGGGCATGGACGAGGCCGAGGCGTTCTTCGAGGAAATACGCTTGATAGCGCTGTACGGACGCCGCGACCTAAAGACCGGCACGCTGCTCAACCTTACCGACGGCGGCGAAGGCTTTGGCGGCATCGTGCGCACGCCGGAGTGGGCTGCCAGAATATCTGCAGCGTTGAGCACGGATGCCCAAAAGCAGCGTAATGCGATGGCCGTCGGCGTACGCTGGAATAACGCAGAATACAGGGAGAAAACAACCGCAGCCATTCGCCTCGCCCTGAAAGACCCAGAAGTTATCGCGCGCCGCGAAGCCGGCAAGGCCGCGTTCATCCACACCGACGCCTTCAGGGAAACTATGAAGGCCGCTACCGAAAAGATGTGGCAAGACCCGGAGTATGTGGCGAAGGTGCGCGCTTCACAGAGCGTCGCACAGCAGCGCCCCGAAGTGCTGGAGAAGAAGTCCATTGCCAGCAAGGCGCGGTGGGTAGCGGTGGGCGACAAAATGGCCGCAGGCATAAAAGCCGCGCGCAATACTGACGCTTCCAAAGCCAAGACAAGCGCCCAATCCAAGGCACAGTGGGCCGACCCCGGCTATGCCGCCATGCAGTCCGCAAACAACAAGGAGCTGGCCAATCGCCCGGAGGTGAAGGCGGCAAAAGCAGCGGCGATCAAGGCGAAGTGGGCCGACCCCGTATGGCGGGCGAAAATGCTTGCTGCCCGGAAGAAGGTGTAGTACACTCCCCCTTCACCATGAAAACTCCATCTTCCCCGCGACCCAAGACCTCTGTGCGTAGCTCAGTTTGGTCAGAGTTCGCGCTTTGGAAGCGCGGGGTCGCTGGTTCGAATCCAGCCGCACAGACCACCCGATATTGATCCGCACGGAAGTGCGGCGCAGTTTGGAGAGGCGCAGCGGGCTGTAACCCCGTTCTCGTAAAGGGTGAATAGGTTCGATTCCTATCACTTCCACCAAATCCCTTGCACCCCTAGCGGGGGTGTGATATAACTCAGATACCCCGGAACTTCCGGTGTATCTGACAGGTCCGGCTGACGACAAGCAGACAGATACGCCTACTTGCTTGTAAGGAAAAAATCATGGGTTCCTCCACCTTCAACGGCCCAGTACGCTCGGAAAACGGCTTCCAGAATATCGTGAAGAACGCCACCACCGGCGCCATCACCGTCCCCTACAGTACCAGCACAAAAGGCGCCATCACGCGTCTGACCGCCGCCATCAATGCCACAGCGACCGCTACGGCCGCAGAAGTCGCGACGGGCTACATCACCTCCACGTCGGCTGCCGCAACGACCATCACGCTGCCCACAGGCACGCTGTTGGGGACTGAGCTGGGCGCGGTGCAGGGTACAACCTTTGATCTGTACATCGACAACACGGCTGGGGCCAACACGGTGACGATCGCAGTGGCAACCAACGGTATCCTGTCTACAGGCGCCGATGACTCAGCGGAAACCAGCTTCGGTGACCTCACCATTGCCTCCGGCGTTACAGGGCAGGGGCGCTTCACGCTGATGTTCTCCAGCGCTACTGCCTATACGTTCACACGCACCGCGTAAGGAGTTCCCATGGGACGCCAAACGAACTACAGCCCGACATTCCCCATGTTCCCGGGGGGTGCGACGGCTATCACGCCGAGTGACTCCGCAGACCTGACTACCCCTTCCGTGGTTTATGTCGGGGGTTCCGGAGACGTCAAAGTGACAACGGCGCAGGGGGATACAGTAACCTTTGTCGGCGTTATTTCGGGTGGCGTGCTACCCGTGCAAGTAATCCGTGTGTGGAGTACGGGCACTACGGCCACGTACATGCTACGGATTTACTAATTATGTCGTTCGGCTTTGGTTTCAGTATTGTGGCAACCCGCGGCTTGTCTCTAGCACAGCGAGCCATCGCCCTCCTGCGCTCCCTTGGCACCTCCGCCCACGTCTGGCTCCCCGGCGCAAACGGCGTATCAGTCGCATCGCTGCCCAGCAATAACTACCTGCTCAGTGACGGCAGCACAGGCTACAGCACGGTTGATGGTGTTGATGGGCTTGTAAAAGACGCAATGGACCCTGTTACGGGAATTAACCTCACCCAAGCAACGACAGCGAACAAACCGCTGGTGAGAAGGGGGATGTTCAATGAGCTTCTGAACAGCGCAACCCCGGCCACGCAGTCAGTCACTTGCATTGCAGCACCTTACACGCTTGCACTTTATGGCACTGGCAATGTCGTGCTCAGTGGCACAGGCGCAGGCACTTTGACAGGAACGGGCGCAAGTGATCTTGTCGTACTCAATTTCACGCCCACTGCTGGAAGTGTGACGTTTACCAAGGCTGGCACGGTGTCTAGCTTTGGGTTGTTCAAAGGCACCTGGACAGCAGCCCAAATCCTAGCCGAAGGCGGTATCCCCACTACAACCGCAACAGCAGCAAGCAGCTCAAGAGCGGGTAAATACTGGTGGTCATTCGACGGTAGCAATGACAGCTTGCTATCCGGCAATCTCGGGATTACGAATGCTTGCACGATTGTTGTGGCGGGGCGGGTGAATAGCTTGGCCGGGACACAATTTTTGTTTGGGGAAGATGCAACAGGACTAGGGTTTTACATTCAGAACACCGATGGCATTGTGATAGCTAGCAAAAATGG